CGGTCGGGGTGCTACTGGTGGACCTGCTGGGCCATTTCAGCCGAAGAGGTTGCGTGTTCCCGGAGTTGCCAACACTGGTAAGCCCGAGAACCTGACATCTAAATTGGCAAAGCCACCGGAAGGATAAGGATGACGTTTCCAAACTTTTTTAAGGATGTTTCACCAGAACGGATAGAGGAGCTTTACCAGAAGACCCAGGCGAAGCCGAAGCTGCGAGAGAAGCCTATCCGCCTGACTCAGTTTCAGGCTGCCGATTGGGGCATTGAGATACCTTCTGGCTGGGAGCTTGAGCTAACCCCTACAGGCAGAGAAGATAAGCCCTATGATATTGCTTATTTCACCCCTGACAGGTGGAAGATTACAGAGGGTGGAACGTATATCTCTCCACAGGGCAAGCAGTTCACGCAGGAGCAGTTACAGCCTACACAAGCCCCGGCGCAAGCAGGAGCCGTGCCGGAGGGTTCATCCTTTACGCTGACCGCTGAGGAGGCTAAGCAATACGGGTTGGATCTTGACGAGGGATGGGGTGTCGAGATTGCATCTGCCCCTGATACTGAAGTGGGCTATCAGGCTTTCCTCGTTAGCCCCACAGGTGAGAAATATACGGCTGAGGAGTTGGAAGCCCTCGCCGTCATGCCGGAAGGGGAGATTAACAGGCAAAGTATCGAGCCTTACCTGATCCCGATGTTCTGGGATACTGTCAAGTGGGAGGTCGCGCCGAAGGATATCGGGGTTGAGTTTATTGAGGGCAAATGGCAGACAGAAGTTCCGGGCGAAGAGGCTTGGGCTGACTGGTCTGATGAGGCGAAGGTCAATGCGATTTGGGATTTTATCGAGGAGCATCCTGAGACTGCTGAAAAGAAGCTCCGCAGGTTCGGCTTTAGCGGAAAAGAAATAGCCGAGATTGTCCCTGGCTACAAGTCGGCTTCGCTATGGGAGAAGGTAAAGTCGAGTTTCTACGCAGGGGTTGGCGATATTGTCTCTGCTACTGGTCAGATTTTTGATTGGGCTGGTGCGGATTGGCTGGGCAAACAGGCTAAAGAGCTTGGCGATTTCATGCGCTCCCACTTTATCCCCCCTGAAGACCCCGGTGACTTTGGCTGGCAAAGTGTTTTAGACCCTGAGTGGTGGGCAACCTCAGTCACAAGGGCAGTTCCATTCACGCTAAGTCTCATCCCGGCAGCGCTTGTCGGGGGTGTGGCTGGTGTGGCTGGTGCTATAGCGCTGGGCCTCGGTTCTTTCGGTAGGGTTGTTCTGGGTGCTTTGGGGGCTGCATCAGTTTCTAGGCCAATAGAGAGTGCGTTTGAAGCAGCCGGGGCGTACGAGCAAGCGCTACAGCAAGGGATGAGCGAGGAGGAGGCTGCGAGCGCTGCGCGGAGTACCTTTGAGCATAATCTTGCCCTCGTTGGCATGGACGCAGTGGAGTTCGCTGCTGCGTTTGCACCACTTAAAGGCGGGGGGAAAATCATCAGGAGCTTTTCAAACACTCGCTTGGGTGCGATAACACTTGCAGGGGGAAAGATCACTGGCGTTGGCGCTTTGGAGGCTGGCGAGGAGGGCTTTCAGGAGATGGTGCAGCGTAGGGCGCTCGGTGAGGAGACGGCGCTGGATGCCCAGATGAGCGAGGCGATGGCGATTGGTGCTATCTTCGGTATGGGCCTTGGCGGTGCTGGTAGTGTCTGGACAGTTCTGACAGAGAGGGTCAAGCGGGACTTCTCCCCTGATCTCAGGGCTGAATATGAACGGATTAAGGCTGAGTTAATAGAGGGCGGTGCATCGGAGGCAGAGGCAGAGACAGAGACGTTGAACCGGATAGCTGAAACTGCTGAGGGAATGGAGAGTATTACTAACACGATGGACGAGTTGAGGGAGATTGCAACCTCGATAGAGGTTCCAGAGCAAGAGCCCCCGGTGCTCATGGAGATCCCCGACTCAGAGAAAATCCTTGACGGCATTATGACCGACTCCTGGCAGAGAGAAGCCTTGAGGCTTACTGCGAAGACCCGTGTTCTCAGACCCCCTATTGAGTGGGTATTCGGCAAGAGGATACTGGTCAGAAGGCAGTCAGAGGCCATCGAGGATATAGCTGGGCGCGGTAAGTTCCTCCATGCCGAGGTAAATAGAAAAGGCGAAGGCGCTAGTGCGGTCACAAACTGGCGAATGATGGCAGTAGATTCCAACCCCGTCAAGCTCTTCGGGTTTAACAAGCAAGCTGTAGCCCCAGCGTCAAAGGTGAAGCGGATAGCTGAAGATGCAGACGGCACGATAGAAGACATTTTCACTCATCCTGAGAAGTATAATCTCACAAAGAAACAATCTGCTTATGTGTATCTTGTCCATAGGATAAACATGGCAGTTCTCAAAATGCTCGAAGCTGAGGGGGTAGCGCCTGAGAGCGTCACTGAAGACTGGTGGCTGAAGCGTATTGTCGTGGGCAAATATGATCCCGAAGGCGAACTGACTATGGTGCGCGGTAGGGCCGGGGTACGCCGGGGGCGCATAGGTGGTAAGAAATCATACGAGATGCACCGCCAAGCGCCAACGATGGCTGAGGGCATAGCGTGGGGTATCCTCTATGGGCGAAACCCCGCTGACTCCGTTGCTGCCTTTATAGAAGAGGCGTTTAGCAAGATAGCTGATGCTCGGTTTGAGAAGTATCTTGCAAAGGAATTAGAGCCTCTGGCTAAGATGGGTGTTCTGCCGAGCGAGGAACTGCTGAGGAGATACCCTGAAGCTGTTGAGAGGGCGGTAGTGACCGCCGAGGAGTTGGCTGATGCTAAGGCTTTTCAAGACAAGATCAACCGAGCTATCAGGGGTGAGGTGCTGCCGAAGCAAACGCTCGATGCTATCGAGAGGCGGTTCCCTGAACACGGCAGAAGGTTCAGGGCGCTCGTCACCGAGCCTGTTACCGCAGAGAAGCAGCTACGGCAACTTCTGTCTCAAACAAAACAGGTCATTCAGGCTTTGCAGGAACAATTAAAGCAGAAGGAAATAGATGCTGCTGCTATTCAGAAGATGGAGAGGGGTGAAGTCCCTGATAGTGTAAAGCTGACTGAGGCTTTTCGCCTGATGGACTACGAAGACCGCTTGGCTTTCCGGGCGACTATGCAGGACCAGTTGGCAGATATTGTCCAGATGGTAGGAGAGCAGGAAGCAGAGCTAGACAGCATCCAAGAGTATTTGAGGACAGATCCCGTAGCCGTATATAGGGGGAGACGAACCTTTGTCACAAAGAAGGGGGTGAAAAGGTCATCCTCCATTTCCCTCGTTAGTCTGCTGGTACATGGCAAGTGGCCTGAAACTCTCACCAAAAAGCAAGCCGAGCTAGTCCTTATGGGTGGAGAGATCCTGCCCAACGTCCTGACCCTAGAGGGCCGTGTCAGGTGGGAGTATGTTGTTGACGAGCTTGCTGAACACTTCGGTATGAGCGAGCAAGAGTTCATCAATCATCTTGAGTCCATTGCCAAGATGAAAGTCCAGGCCAGGGATTTGCGTGTCTTGGTAAAGATAGCGAGGGACAGGCAAGAGGGTATCAAGCGGATGGTGGGGGTGCTGGACGAGGTGGACACCGACCCCGAGTTCATCCCTCAGTTCGAGCCAACGCCTGAAGTACCCGAATCCGGTGCGCCTGAAGGTGGGATGCAGCAAGATATGTTTGGCTATGCCCAGCCTGTCCAGCCGAAGGGCAAAGGTGAAGTAACACAGATTTCAATGGACGATTATGCCAAGCTGGTTGACGCTTGGAAGGCAGCGGGGTTGCCTGAGAGCGAGTTGCCGGTGGCTATCAAGCCGAAGGTCGAAGGTGTAAAAGGACTAGAGGGTGATACTCAGGTGGTCAGAGTCTCCTACGAAGTCCCAGCCGAGAGGACAGCAAAGGAGCGCAAGGCTGCGCTCGTAGCTCTGCGGAAAGAGGTCAAGGACATTGCTGAGGCGAGGAAGATACCGTATTGGCAAGCCAGGGCAGAGCGCAAATACAGGATGGAGCAAGTAAAGCAGCCTGGGATTGATGAGGGCTTTATTCAGCATCCGTTTGCACAGGGCAGGAAGTACGATCAGGACTTTATAGATGCCTTCAACAAGTTCTTCGGGCATAAAGAGGGTCAGGACTGGCTTCAACCTTTTGCTGATGTATCGGGCTTAATGAGGATTGTCAAGGCTGCGCTGGACTTCTCTCAGCCAGCGATTCAAGGCACACTCTCTTGGGGTCTTGCTCATGCCTATCTAGTTTTTGACCCACCGAAAGGGGCTCGGATGATGGGAGCGTGGTATAAGTGCTTCTTCGAGCAGATAGGCGCGTTCTTTAATCCCGGCATCATGGCAAGGTTCATGGAAAAGAACAAAGAGATGGCGATGCAGCGCATAGCCTGTGGCGGTAGCTCAAGGGCAGTGTTCTTCTTTCAAGAGATGGAGGCGGTAGTAGGCAAAGGGCGAATAGCCAGAATGGGGGAACAGGCATTGAGGGCGATACCACTAACCCCATATCAGAGGGCAGAGGTAGCGTTCTTCACCGGGGGTGAGATAGTTCGGGACCGGTTCTGGGAAATCCTCTCGCCCAAAGCCATCGAGAAGGGCAAGGAGTTTGAGCTTGCTCGCCACCTTGACCTAGTGACGGGCATCGCAGATCCTCGAGCCCTCGGTGTGCCGATGACGGTCAGACAGCTTCAGCAATCATGGATTCTGTTCTCGATGGCCTACACCTACTCTTACATGACGCTGGTGGCAGATATATTCAGGGGTGGCTATAGTGGCTCGATGGCTAGAAGGGCGATTGGTGGGTTCGTGGTTGCTGGCTCGGCTTTCTTCGTGGGCATACAATTTGCCATCTGTAAGCTCGAAGGCATGGATGATGACGAGGCCTGGGACATAGTGATGGAGGGCTTTGGCATTGTCCACGACCCCATCACTGGCGACTGGTCTTGGAATCCAACGGCCAAATTTATGTCGCTGCAAATTGGCGATACCTCCTACGGCATCGGTGGCGGTATCTATGGGCTTATGAGGCTACTAGGGAATGTTGCAGCCACGATTAACGAGGTTGGAGAGAGGGAACGCATTGACCTAATCCGCATACTCAAGCACGGCAGTTTGAACAAGCAGGACAATCCTACGATTGCTTGGCAATATAGCAGATCGGCAGCATTGACCAGCACAGTTTATGAACTGGCAACAGGCAGGGACTTCCTCGGCTACCCGATAGAAACGCCGGAAGAGTATGGGCAGTATTTGATTAAGCTGCTTCAGCCCATTTGGGTTGAGCAATCTATCAATCCTCTCATCCCGCAGTTGCGCGGAGACTACGAGGTTCCAGAGGATGCTTTGGAGACGGCATCTTGGGTCCTTGGCGAGCTATTCGGGCTGCGGGTAAATCCTGAGTACGCTTGGCAGAGGTTCTATGACGTTGCCAATAAGTATATCCCCCGTCTCCCTGTGGAAGAACTGGATGCCAAGCAGAGGGACGCGTGGAAAGACGGCAAGCTGAAGTGGGCGCACCTGACCAAGATACAGAAGATAAACCTGCTTCACCGCTACCCGGAACTCTATGATGCCTATGTGGAAGCTCAGGCTGACAGCGAGCTACGGCAGAGCGACCATTGGAAGGATTGGACCCAGCAGCAGGAGGCAGAACGGGATGCCTATTACCAGTCTGGTCATAGCCTGATAGAGAGGGTTTTGGCTGGTGAACTGGATACGCGGGAGTTGAGAGAAATGTGGGCAGAGGATGGAAGCCAGTACGGTACTGCCCTCGATACGATGGAAGATACCCCGGCCTATCAGTGGATTTATGACTACTTCGAGAAGCAGAAGGAGAAGGGCGACAAGTATCTGTTTGAGGCAGATATGGTCTTGGCTGAATACATAGAGATTATGTTCGCCGAGTATCAGGATGAGAAAGGCGATTACGATTGGGACGCGAGAGACAAGGCTATTGACGGCTTCATTCAGAAGTGGGGCGCAGATTATTACCAGATCATCAGGGAGATGTATTCCCAGAAGAGACTACTTGAGGGGATGCACCCTGCTCTGGTTGCTCTGGCTGAGGATAAGGACAAGCTGGGCAGAAGCTATTGGCAGTTGCCCTACAAGCCTATTATACAGATGGACGAGCAAGATGTGGCTGATGGCAACATTCCCACAAGGTATGTTTCGCTGTGGCGAGAGTATCAGGCATTGGAAACCGATGAGGCGCGGGAAGCCTTTATCGAGAGCCACCCTGACTTGACTAAGGACTGGCGCGCTGAGTTCAGGTTAAAGAATCCTGAAGCGGATGCTATGTTAGCCCTCTGGGGCTATGGTGGGAAATTGCAGAGTATGGAAGCCTACGATATCCTCGTCTCCCGAGCAGCGGAGTACGGCTTTCCGCTGGGACAGTTGGGGCTCGGCTTGCCACCGCAAAGCCTGATAGAGCCATATTTTGAATACAATAAGGTGTCTCTTGAGTTTGGTGGTAGTAGTGCCGAGGCACGGCTATTCAGGTTGGAGCATCCTGAGTGGGACGCGTGGGGTCAGGAAGAGTGGGGCTGGCAAGAGATAGACGCTCATCCCGAGGCGTTGCGCCTCAGTGTCGAGTGGCGAGGGCTAGATGCTCAGTATGATGGCTTTGGCGATAGGGAGTCTGAGTTTTACATCGAGGATGAGGGGCAAAGGCGAGAGGCCAGAGAGCTATTCCTTTCACAGAATCCGCAGTACGCCGATGATCGGCGTAGGCGGGACGCTTATCAGCACGGGTTTGCCGATGAGATGGTTGAAACGTATGTGGAATACTACAAGCTGCCTACGTCTGGTTACGCCCAAGAGTGGTTCCTGCAAGACAACCCTGACTTTTACCAGGCTGCACTTTCCTTGCTTGAGTGGGAGCCGAAGGACTTTAGCAAAGTACCGACTAAGGAAGTCTGGGGGTTGTTCCTTCAGTACGAGAAGCAGGGTACGGGCAGACCCCGGTTGGAGTTTCGCTGTCAAAACAAGGCTCTCGATGACTGGCTGGTGACGGCGAAGGGATACAAGAGGGTATATGGTACTGACCGCTGCGACTTCTCTAGCAGACCAAAGACTCCTACCGACAAGCCTGAGTGGTTAGAGGAGATGGAGGAACACGCTGGTAGGGAGTTCTAGGTCTTCACCCAGAAGGGGCCAAAGTCAAAGTCACCGAAGAAGCCGACCTGAAAGAACCACAGGACGTGAAGGATCACCACGCCCCAGAAGGCGATGCCGAGGAATACCCTGAAGCTGAACCACGCTGCTTTTTTCATATCTCTTTCCTCTTAGGATGAGATAGAAACCACCCGCTGAGAATAAGGGCCACTCCCACACCTATAGCTATTGATAACGGCGCGGGAATACCGAGATCGCTGGCAATCGCACCACCGGGCATGATAACCAGGATCCCGAGGCAAAGAACAAGCCAGCCGATGACTTTCCTCATCACAAACCTATCATTGCCTGAATACCGCAGATAAGACCGAAGGCTATCAGGCTCACAGCGACTATTGTGAGAGCAACATCAATGCCCTTTCTCACGCCGTCATTATATCACGACCTGTCAAGAACTATCCAAATTGGAGGACGTCATGTGGCGAAGCATCATTGCCTCGGCGCTGCTGGTTACTATATCGGGAACAATGGCAGCTATCTTTGCTGGTATGTGGTTTGTGGATGCAGTAAAGGTTGCTGAACCCAATATCGCTATTCGTATTTCTGAGTTAGTGTTTTTCCTCTTGGTACTTCTCTTGGGTATCGAGAGACTAATAAGGTTCTCAAAAATGTAATCCCACCGCTACGGCGGTGAATATAAGGAGGTTATAGGATGACACAGGACAAGGACCCAAAGGCTCAGGGCAACCAACCTGCAAACGGAAGTGACCAGGGTGGCCCCCCTGCTGCTACTAAGGCTCCGTCTCCTGGCAAACCTGCCGTCACAGTGTACCTTCAGGAAGACTTGGACAAGGCGATTGCTGCTGCGACTGGCGACTTTCAGAAACGGCTTACCGAGCAAGGGAGAGAGATTGCTTCCATGAAGACTACGCTCAAACTTGTTCCTTTTGCCAACGCCGAACTCGAACAGTTGAGGCAACAGAACGCTACGCTTCAGGCGCAAGTCGATGATGAGGAAGAGAGAGGCGCAAGGAAAGATCCCGACCTTCAGGCTCTTGCAAAAGAGAGGCGCGATTACCGCGCCCGCGATGCCAACCTGAGACTTCGAGAACAAACACTCGGGCTCAGGGAGTTGGAGTTTGAGGCAGATAGTCAGGAGTTAGGAAACTACCGCCGATTTTTCGCCTTGCATCGAATTGCCGGGGAGCATGGCGTTTCCGCTGAAGCCCTGGCAAACCTGAACCCAGAGAACGAAGACCAGATGACGGTGTTCGCTCAAACGCTGGCGAAAGCTGGTGGGGGTGCGCCATCTGCTACACCACCTACGACCCCGGTAGCCAAGCCACTCTTCGAGTCTGGTGTTGGGACTGGTGGAGGGATTGACTTGGGGAGCATGACAGCTTTCCAGAAGATTCAGGAAGGTCTAAGGCGGGAGGAAGCGCAGAAATAGTCCTAGAAGCCTCCTTAATCCTTTAAGGAGGTGAAACAGTGAATACGCTGGTTGAGTACCAGTACCTAAGCAATGACATGATTGCTTTGGGTATTGCCGAAACCATCGTCAAGGAAAGCCCGATACTGGCCCGGTTGCCCTTCCTGCCGATGTCAGGGAACGCCTATAAGTACAACCTTGAGTCGGAACTGGCTGGGGCTCAGTATTACGGCGTTGGCGACACATGGGTTGAGAGTTCGCCCACCTGGGCGCAGCGCAGCACGAGCCTGGTGATTCTCGGTGGGGATGCCGATGTGGACACGTTTGCAAAGCAGACCCTCGGGAACCTACAGGACATCAAAGCTGCGGTGATCCAGTTGAAGGCGAAGGCTATCGCCCATGCGTTTGAAAAGAGCTTCATCTATGGCGGGACCACGAGCACCCCGGATGCCAAAGAGTTCAAGGGGCTGCTTCAGCTAATCGCTGAGGTGGAAAGTTCCTCAACTACCGACCTCGATGCCATCAACAACAGCGCAGTAGTGGCTGCCCATGCCACGTCTCAGGCTCTCAGCCTGGACAACATGGATGAGCTTATTGACGCTGTGAAGCCAGGTAAGCCCGATGCTCTGATTATGAGCAGAAGGTCGCGCCGAAAGCTGAACGCTCTGGCTAGGGCCAGTGGTACGAACCTGCGAGTGGAGCAAGACCAGTGGGGCAAGTTCATCGAAATCTACGACACTATCCCAATTCTCATCAACGACTTCATCGTGGACAACCTCGATGACAATAGCTCCTCTGTTTGCGCCATCGCAAGTTACAGCTACGGTCAGGCACGGGCAGGAACCCATGACAACTCGCCCATCTTCGCGGTCAAGTGGGGAGAGGATGCTGGGGTCTTCGGCCTTATCAACGGTGGTATTCAGCAAGAAGACCTCGGTTCCTTGGAAACCAAGGACGCAACGCGCACTAGGATCAAGATGTACTGCGCTGCTGCCTTGAAGCAAGTTACCGGTGTTGCCGTGCTGATTGGCGCCACTGATGCGTAGGAGAAGTAAAGGCTTTGCGGGGGTGGTGAGCCTGGTCCCGAAGCTAAATCATCGCCCCTAATTTGAATCATGGAGGACTGAAATGGCGTTCACGGAACCAACTTCAGGTGGAAGGGTAATTAAGCAGGGGATTTTGCCATGCCGTGTCACTCTCGCAAGGGCGTGTAAGTGTGGCGACATCCTGGGCGTTGCAGAGGACAACTTTGACGACCTTGGCCCATCTGATAGCCATGTGAACGGTCATGCTACTGGTGTGACTTATGTTCACAGGCTGGTAGCTGGCGAGGACGGAGAGGCTGCGGAGGTCATTACGGCCTACCCTGCTGCCGTTGTCGGCGGTTACACAGGTGGAGCCTTGGGAACAAAGCTCTACTGCGCTGAGAACGGCACAGATGGTGCTATCTCTGAGACGGTTGGTGGGGATACTGGCGACAACGCAACCATCATCGGCCTTGGCCTCAGCGCCAATGATGCCCTGCTTTACCCCGGCTTCGTAGTCGATGTGATTGCATAGTCACTCGGCTAGGCTAAACCCCCGCTGGCCCCGACGGGTTGAAAATATCGGGGCTACAAAATTTCCAAGGGGGCTTTATGCCTGACTTAGAACAGATAACCGTATCTAGTCTAAAGACCATGAAGGTCAAGGATTTCAAGCGCATGGGCTCGTTTGAAGTAACCGCTGACGGTGAACTACTGGCGATTGTCGTAGTGCCGACCACTTCTTTTATTGCCGACTCGGTAAGGGAGCTTTGTGTGCTTGGTGAATCGGTGCGGGTCAGAGAGACGGAAACTGTTTCTGTCAACACTGAAGGTGCAGGAGATGAGAAAGAAGAAGCACAAGGCTAAGAAGAAAGCTGAGCCTGTTGTAACTGGCAAGAAGGGCAAGGGGAAAGATAAGAAGAGGAGGTGAGCCATGCCAGCACCACCAAAAAAGCACATTAGTCAGGAAGCAGCTAAGGATTGGATGTCTGATTGCATTAGCACTCGGCAGCATGAGCATCCTGACGAGGACACAGACCAGAGCGTTGCTATCTGCGCCAATATCTATAAAAAGGCTACTGGCGTGGAGATTAAGAGAGGTGGATAGATATGACTCAATTATACACGGTACATGACAGAGAGTGGCTTCCCTTCCTCCGCAATGGTGTGCGTCAGATACTTATTGACGAGAACCTGAACGACCTGCGGTTTGAAGACCACCAGATCGAGACGTTCATTCAGAGCGCGGTTGTGGACCTGAGCCGTGTAAGTCCCTGGCAGCGCAAGAGTGCGCTGGGACTCACGGCGAATGTCAAGGAAATTGATATCTCTTGTCTCAGACCCAGAATGTCTAGCTTCGGAACGGTGGGGATACTACAGGTCTTCTACCCTGTATCTCCTGAAGAGGAGCGGGCTTTTGAGGTTTGGGGGGATTACCTCACCCTGAAAATCAATTACGACCCAGATGCCACAGAAGAGGGAACCCTGACAGGAACCGTTACCTTCACCAAAGGCTCCACTGCCGTTAGTGGTTCCAGTACTGATTTTGACGGTGAACTAGAGGCTGGCGATTTCATTAAGAAGTCCACAGACGACATCTGGTATGAGATAGCTTCGGTAACTTCAGACACGGCGTTGGTGCTGAAGTATCCCAGCTACTCCAACGGTGCTGATTCTGTGGGGGCAACGTGCTACGGAAGTAAGCCTGTGTATGTGAAGTGGGCTTGTCCTCACGAAGTTAATACCCTGATTTCTACGCTGGACTACGACCAGTCTCAGCTTGTAATAGACGGTGGTGCTGCCTACGCAATGATGGCCTGGGGATCTGCAAACGCCGAGACTGTATCCGAAGGTGGGAAGGATGCTGCCAGCAAGGTCGAGCAGTCTGGGAAGGATCGGCTGCTGCTATTCCTGAAGAAGCTGGATGGGCAGCGCCGGGTTATGAGTAGGAACTATAACTTACGCGAGAGCGCATAACAAGGAGGACGAAATGGAACAGGTAGCAATGGAAGAGGCACAGGCGAGAGGGAAGTTTCGCGGGGTCTTCAATGTCGAGTGCTGGCGATGGCATGATGAGCATGGCAACAGGTTCAGGGATGCCAGGGGGCGCTTTGAGCGCCGTTTGATGTGGACAGAGGAAGTCCACAACATCGTCACCAATGAGGGTCTTGACCATATTCTGAATGTCGTGCTTCATGGTGCTACGCAGATCACCACTTGGTACTGTACTCTGGTTGAGTCTGACACCGCCCCGGCTGCTGGCATGACGTATGCCACGCCTGTTTACACAGAGAGTACAGCGTACGATGAGGCGACTAGGCCGGAGTATGAAGAGGCTGCTGCATCTTCGCAGAGCATCACCAACTCGGCGAACAAGGCAACCTTCACCATCAGTGACACCAAGACTATGTATGGTGCTTCTCTGGTAGGCGGTGGGACTGACCCTACTGTGAAGGGCAATACCGCTGGTGGTGGGACTCTGCTCTGCTATGCCAAGTTCGCATCTTCACGGTCTGTGGTTGACGATGATGTCCTAAATCTCACGTACACGATTTCGGCAGCCGATGATGCTGCATAGGGTTGGTGGTTTGAGGTAACAGGCTCTCTCCTGGGGTGAACGCTTTGCCATCTCAGGAGAGAAGCCTATATCTGCTATGGGTAGGAGAAGGCAATGGAAATAGACAGCATTGAGGTTGTCAGGGCAGCCAAAGAAGCCATGAGGCTGACCAATTCCCTTTATAAAGAGAAGGTTGGGATTGAGGAAAAGCTGCAATGGTTCCGCCTTATATCCATTGAGTTGGCCCAAGAGCTACAGCGTGTCGGATACTGGAAAACCATAACCAACGCCATCGAGACAGATTCGTTTGTAGAGTACAGCACCGCCATGACCAGGCTCGATAGTAAGGAGCTTTCAAAAGAGGACTTCCTTGGCTGGTGCGTTGCGAGAACTCCTGTTACAACCCTATTCGATAGCATCGAGAGGATACATCAAAGGGAGCTCGGGCTATCCGAAGCTGGCTATGAGCCTTCTGACAGGCTGAAGGCTGGACGCAAAGCCCTTGCCGAGTATCAGGAATCGCAGCGAGGCGTTGACCCGTTTGCCCATGCGCCCTTGTTTGACAAGTTCAAAGAGACAATCATCGGGCTTGGCTGGACGGTAGAGGATTTCTTGGAGATTAGCGAGGTGCTTCCTTAATGACCGCCAGCAATGGTAAGCAGTTCGGGCTTGACTCTGGTAACACCACTGACAGCGGAAGCGCAGCCAGCACCGTTCAGGGTATGCGGTTCCACAATACCTGCGGGACAGGCAAGATTAGGGAGATAGAGCTCGAATTTCTCGATGCCTCTCCCAATGGAAGTGTGAGGCTTGGAGTTTATGCCGATAGCTCTGGTCAACCAGGGGCTTTGATAGCAGATATTGGAACTGTTGCCGTTGCAAACGGCTTCGTGAAGATAAGCAGTCTTGACATCTCCATCGGCAGGGCCGTCTTCTATTGGCTCGCCTACTGTATGCAGAGTTCAAACGATGTCCGCTACCAAAGCGGGCAGCCCTCCTCTTCTCATTGCTGGTCTGACGTTGACGCAGAGTATTACTCCGTTGGCCTTCCCGACCCGTTCCCCTACGATGGAGGACGCCGGAACGACAACCAGTACGTCATGCGTGCCACCACCAATGTTGAAACCTGTCTGGTGAACGCAGCGGGGGATGAGACTAATTGTAATGTGCAACCAAGTGGTAGCAATTACGAAGCCGTTGATGAGTGGCTTTCGGCAACTCCGGCGCATGACGGAGTTACATCTTATGTCGTTAATGGCACAACAGGCGAAGCGAACTGGACTCGTGACCTCTATAACATAGCCTCTCTTGTTGATATTACCTCGATAAGCAAAGTTACGGTTGTAGGCTATTGCAGATATGGCGGAGCGGGCACACCTCCGAGCACGCCAGCAATCAAGCTCTCGGTCAAGCCCAGTGGTGGTTCGGTTGACGAAGAGAGTGAACAAGAGGTGACGGCGAGCTATGCCGAGTACACTAACGAGTGGTCAACAAACCCTGATGATAGCCAGGCGTGGGAGGCAGCAGACATAGCCAGCCTGCAAATCGGGGTGAACCTAGAACGAACCTACACGGATGACAAAAACCAAGGAATTGGCAACTGCACCCAAATCTTTTTAGAGGTTACAGAGGCAGAGGGGGGAGGGCAAGTTTATGAACTCTCCTGCACCGATGGGTTCAAAATGGGCGAGCCAACGGTTAAGGCTAGCCTCACCATCGGGCTTAGTCTGACGGACGGGATTAAGGGGGGTGACACTCCCGTTGGCCCCGCGGTAATGCAAGCCTTGAGCGAAGATGGCCTGAAGATCGGTGATGCGCCTAGCGTGTTCAAGACCCTGAACCTTCTTCTCACCGATGGAGTAGATATAGGTGACACACCGAGCACACTCGCCATCCTCAATGCGATAGCTGCTGATGGCTTAAAGGTCGGGGATACCTCATTGGCAGGTCTTGTCTATAGCCTCTTGGCTGCGGATGGCTTCAAGGCTGGCGACTCGCCTGTGGCTGGCTTGCTCTATCAGCTTCTAGCGACCGATGGGTTTGAGGTTGGGGATACGCCTCTACACGATTATATTGCGAATGTGCTGGCAGCGGATGGGGTGAAGGTGGGGGATGCGCCGACTACGCTTGCGATACTCAATGCTCTTGCTACCGATGGGTTTAAGCTGGGAGAGTATTCAATATCGGTGGGACAAACGGAAGAAAACTACAAGACTGGCGATGATGGTGCAGAGGGTCTAAGGTCTTTAGTTTGGGGTGCTCAAAGTTTTACACCTTCTGCTCCATACCAAGTTATCGGTGTTGCATTAAAACTATATCGCTCTAATAGCCCAGGAGAAGTAACAGTTAGTATTAAGGCTACAGATGGGAATGGACAACCAACAGGTCAAGACCTATGTTCGGGAACTACCGATGGGGATACCTTAACAACGGATACGGCTGGTGAGTGGCGGGAAATCTATTTTGGTGATGGATGCTCTGTTTCTTCAAGTGTTAAGTATGCCATTGTGGTAAGAGCAACGGATGCACCAGTTGGCAATCTGGTCTATTGGAGAGTTGATGAGTCATCTCCTACTTATGAGGGGGGCTGCTATGAAAAGTCAGGTAGTGGAGGAGCAGTCTGGGTGTCATATCCAGGTACAGATACGATGTTCGAGGTCCTTTCCCCAGCACCATTCCCCAAAGCCGAGCTAACCACCTACCAAAGCCTCACCGATGGTGTAAAGATAGGTGATACCCCTGCTGCTGGACTTATGTATCAACTCCTGGCTACAGACGGTTTCAAAGTTGGCGATGTGCCTATTGCCCTTGCCATCCTCAATGCCCTAGCAGTAGATGGGGTGAAGATAGGCGATACGCCTCTCACTCAGGCCATCCTTCAGACAATAGCATCAGACGGCTTCAAGGTTGGCGATACGACTTCTGTTGGTAAGGTCCTCGACCTGCTGGTATCAGATGGCCTCAAGCTGAGTGACCTACCGACTGTTGTGGGTATTATGAACCTGACGCTGACAGATGGCTTTACGCTGGGCGCTCTGGCTAGGTACATAGACATTATGTGGACTCGCCAAACAGGGAGCGAGAGAGGAGCAAGCTCTGTTACCGGGTCGGAGAGGGGAGCCAGTACCGTTAAATCGAGGAGAGGGCGAAGAGTATCCGGGGGCAATTACTAGGAGGCTTGAAATGGCTCAGAGATATCATCGGGGGGATCACCCCTACATAGAGATTAAGAACTATGACGAGAACGGCGACTTGGCAGACTGTGATGCAGGATACCCGAAGATTATCGTCAATGATTCAGTGGGAGCAGAGAAGGTAGTCAGCACACAGATGTCCAATGTTTCTACTGGTATCTACAAATATGACGGCTACCAGTTAGCAGCCACAGACCTTCTTGGCTTCTGGACTTACGATGCCGAGTGCATTACCTCCGGCAAAGAACGACATTATCACGGAGGCTTTGAGGTTATCTAATGCGAACCCTTAGCTCAACACTTCTAGCTACCCAGAAGAAGGCTACCCGCCACTCTGCCGTCAAGGTTGTGGTGGGGAGCTATACGTTCTATTCTGGGGAGCGCGTGCTTTCCTGTACCGAAGAAGAGTATCCCTTTGGCAAGGTTTCCCATATTCTCCTTGATAACTCCGACCAATACCTGACTGACATAAACCTGAAGGGTAACGCCGTAACTCCTAGCTGGGGCTTCGTGACCGAAGACGGCAAAGAGTATTCTGCTGCTGCGCCTCTCAAGGTCATAGGGCAATTCTTCGGCTCATCCCCGGGCAAGCTCATCTGCGAACTGCTGGCGGTGGGCGATATGACCATGATGAAGGACGACTTGGCGAAGGAGCGCTTTACCGCTACTAATGGCCTTTTCCAGCACTTCAATAGTGGGGATGATAGTGCGTGGAATATCTTAGGTAATCACTGGCGAGCGCAGACATTTACGACATCCTCTGCACATAAGATAAAAAGGCTGAAGTTGAAGCTGCGCCGTAGTGGTAAGCCAGGTACTTTAGTCATAAGCATAAAGGCGACTGATGGCTCTGGGCATCCCACTGGTGCAGACCTAGTATCTGTTACATACAATGCCAACTTGCTTACCGATGATGCTGCTGGCGAATGGGTAGTTATTGATTTGGACGAGTATAGCTTGGCTGCTAGTACAAAGTATGCCATTGCGCTCCGGGTTCCTGATGCCCCTGGTGGGACTGAAGTGTACTGGCGAATGAAGTTGACTGGTGGTTACGCTGCTGGAAATGCCGAGTACAGTTCCGATGGCGGTTCTTCTTGGAATTCCTTTTCTGACTATGATTTGCTGTTTGAGGAATGGGGTGATGGCGAGGACACAGTTAAGGACTTAATCTCAGCCATCATGGGCAGCACTCTTACCGCCTTTGAAGACACCCCCGCTTACACCGTTGAATATGACAGCGAAGACGACCTGATTGATAGCTACAAGCCCGGTGATAGCTTCAGGGTTGATGTCAATACCTCTAAGCTCGGCGCTTTCCGAAGGCTCATTGAGTTCACCCACTGCGTAGGAAGGGCAGAGGCAGACGGGAAGGTTCACATCTTTGTTCCGACTACTACAGGAACCACCTACGACTACGAGTATAAGCTGGACACTAGCCTAGAGCATACGTTCCTCAACAAAGGTGACAGGACGCAGCTTGTTTTTCCCACTACATTCAAGGTCTATGATGATGACTACTCAGGTGAGGCCAAAGACCAAGACTCCATAGATGCCTACCATGAAGTCATTAAGTATGTTCCTCTTGACGGGCTTGAGTCTAATGACCAGGCTGCCGACATAGCCGATGCCCTCTTAGCTAGAATAAAGATGGATGCCGAGTTCGCTAATGCCAGCGTGCCGATGAATGTTGGGGCTGAAATCTTCGACTATGTGAAGATCACGGATAAGCGCGAGGGCAGCACGGTAGTAGGCAACATCGGCTATATCAAGCGTCACTATAGCAGTGGCGAGTATTATATGGAGTTTCGCTTTGGCGGGTGGCTGCGGGTTCGGCAGCTAGTCGAGGACCTTAAAACATTCTCTTCTGGTGTTGCTGATGGCGGTTCATTCCTGGCTTATGACCAGTTGGCAGTGAGGGAGTTGTGGGTAGAGCATCTTCAGGCAGAGCAGATAGACTTGGTAATGGTGGAAACACTGGACGATCTGCCAGATGGCTCGACTTACGAGAAAGTGCTTTCAACGCAAATCTCAGCGGGGAAAATCTTGGTTAGCTCTGCTACCGAGTTTGATACCGGTTATGACCCCAGCGATAAGTTCGACTTGCTCTTGGACACCCTAGATGATGTTCCAGATGGCGCAACCTACAAGCTAGTCAAGGCAACACAAATCACCGATGGCGAGATTAAACTAATCGGTCAAATCGAAGTCTATGAGGACTACGTTAGAACCAGTAGTGCCAGTACGAGGGTTGAGCTAACATCGGCGGGCATCAAAGGACTTCTCAACAGTGTTACACAGTTCGAGATAAGGGTTGCAGATGGCAAGGGGGTCTTCGCCGGTGGCAAGTGTGTTCTCGATGCAGGGGGCATTGACATAGATTGCTCTGGGGGCACAACGCTATTTCACCTGTACTATGGCTCACAACATGGCTATATCTATCTTGAGAGTGATGGCGATATGGTGTTGGTGGCTGGTAATGATATTTACTGGTCGGCTGATCGCTTGTATGGCACTCACTTGGAAGCAACCGATGTCAACCCTAGCGGTGGGTCTGCAACAGGTTATGTTGGAAAGTCAGACCAGTATTGGAACTATGGCTACTTCAATAATCTTCGATACAAAGACCTCGACAGTTTCCAGGTTCACGATGATATTGCCCTGCTGAAGCAGATGGAGCCGAACCCGCAGGAGCCAACTAAGATTGACCCTGCTACTGTCCCACCTGAAATAAGAGGCTCCCAGGCAGAGCAGGAGTTGATTGCCCTCAATATGGTGGCTACTGCCCGGGCAGACGCAGACAGGATAGACGAACAGGATATATCGCCGGAAGAGAAGGTGCGGATTAAGGCTGACATAGTTGCTAAAGCTGAGGCCAAAGCACAGCGCATGGTAGAAGAGGGTGATCCTGGTATAGACCTTGGTAAGAGCATAGGCTTGGCCTTTGGTGCAATACGGCAACTCGCAGAGAGGGTTGAGGTGTTGGAGGGAAGTCATGGCTGAAGAGGGTAAGGGCATTGGGATCTTAACACTCGTGCTGGACAAGGATGCAAAGCCCAGACCTACATTGCAGTGGACGATTGATAATCTATCCCCTTACGAGATTAAGGCTATTATTAACAGGTTTGAGGCTGTAGTAGATTCTGACATCATCATCCTTGAACGGGAAGCAGCGAAGCAAGAGGCTCTTAGAGAGATGGAGAAGCCACCAGAATGATTACCCATATCTACTTTTCAGACCTGCATGATAACCGCGACGGAGTGAGCGAGAACCTGCGCCAGATAGTACATCGGGCGAAGGCCCTCCGGTGCAGGCTTTACAGCAATGGCGACCTTATCAATATCCTGCCTCTCGGTCCCGACGGGTGGGAGAAGTGGCTGAAGGAGTTTGAGGAGCTTCTTGATGGCTACCCGATATTAGTTCTCGGGGGCAACCATGACCCGTACCGATATCTCAAGCGCCTGTTCTGTGATATGCCCAATGTTACCGTGAAGCGAAGGGAGAATTTACCCAATGGCGTTCACCTACGGCACGGTCACTCTTGGAGTCCCGACTGGTGGCTGCTGCGCCATGTGGCCCCGGCGATTGTGGAGTTCATGGTTGACTACTTCCCGAAGCCCTGGTACTGGTTCAGCAAAAAGATGGGCTGGATACCGAGCGAGTTGAAGGAAGAGGGGTTGCCAAAGAAAAGGAAGTACACCAAGCAAGTTAATTGGCTGTGGCGCAAGGGAATGGCCTATGCCGAGAGGCATGAGGTTACGGTGGTCTTGGGACACACTCATTGTCAGGGTGGTTCTGTAGGGAAGCCGGGAGTGACCTTCGTAATGGACTGTGGGGCAGCGAAGGATGGAGATTATCTAATCCATGACACTCAGGGGATCGAGCGCTGCAATCTGTATGACGAGGTGTGATGATGGCACAAGGGAGAGACAAGATTATAGGCATAGATGTAGTTGATAGCGCCCTGAGACTGACACGGGAGTTTTTCAGCAGGGAAATGGATGGCCTCAAAGCGGAGGTAAAAACTAACAGGGAAACCATCAGTAAGCACGGGGAGGAGTTAGCCAGTCTCCGCACCGAGGTCAAGAACCTATGTAAAACAGTCAAGAATAACGGTGCTAATGGTGGCTATCAAGGGTCAAGAAAGCGCACCGCTGTTGTTGGTGGCGGTACTGCTGCTGCAATAACTGCTATCATCTATGGAATCTTGGAAGTCCTGGGGAAGCTATGATGCGATGTCTGAGGAGAAAATCAGGCAGATAATAGATGATAACATTATCTGGTCTGAAGACCGCTCAATGTGCATGGTGTGTAAGGAACGCCTTATCGCTCAATTATTAGAGCATATATCCCAGATATTGAGCAACCTAGAACTCACCTTGAATATATTGAACGGTGAAGAATAACGCTCACTCTTCTGAGTGGGCGAATTTTTTGTTTCTAAAGACCCATCGCATCAACCGGGCTGACCTGATTAAGCCTAAGCACGTCCTCGCTATTGAATTGCTCGGTATAGCGCTTGGTCATGGCGCTGCTCGAATGGCCCAAGAGTATCTGCACAGAGCGCTCATCAACGCCCAGGCGTAACATCTGGGTAGCAAAGGTATGCCTGAAGATGTGGGCTGATATTCTCTCTCCGTCAAGGCCAGCCCTGTTAGCCAACCGTCTTATCATCATCCGTAACCCCTGAACCCTGAGTGGTCGTCTTTCCTCGGTAAGCCAGAGGGCATCTAGGTTATCTCTGCGGAATAGCATATAGCGCCAGATGGCCTTCTGCGTCCGGGGGCTGATCTTGATGAACCGTTCCTTTGCCCCCTTGCCGTGTATCGTGATCGCCTCTTTGTATAAATCCCTGCGGGTCATTGACACGAGCTCGGCGCGCCGAACTCCTGTGTCGAGAAGAGTTAGAATGATTGCCTTGTTCCGCGCACCGAGGAATGTCTTATCATTACAAGCTGCCAGTAGCTTTGCTATCACGTCTTGACTGAGGAGGGGGATAACCTTCTTCGGTAGGTGAGTGGGCTTCATTTTGCTCACCGGATTAGAGTCTATAAACCCCTCTTCAAGACAGAAGTTCAAAAAGGCGTGGATAGTCCTTCGTTCCATATCTGCGGTGCTGGGAGCGACCTTTTCAATGCGACTGGCGAGGTAAAGCCGGATATCGTCGGGCTTGATCTTGTGGACTTTCTTATCGCCAATAACAGATATGAGCCTCTTTATTACCTGCTCGTGTCTTGCTAGTGTCAGGGGGGAGCAGTTTCGTATTCTGAGGTCGGCAAGCCAGCCCTCCATGCACGAAAGCGCTCTAGGCATATCTAAGTCCCTCGTAATACTGTGGTCTAAAACCTGGTGCTTCGACTTGCTGCTTGCCATAATGCTTGCTCCTAGCTTTGTGGTGGGCCATTCTGGACTCGAACCAGAGACCTCAGTCTTATCAGAAGGAAACTCTAAAAGCTGGCAAGCACTAATGTTCTAAGGCACACGATAAATACCGATCACCGTTCCCTTGACCTCC